TCCTTCCGATCTCTCCCTGAATCAGTCGGAGACGATGCTGGACAGCCCTTTTAAGATCCGACCTAGTGCGAATCAATGACGACTAAGCCCAAGAAGCCCAAGAAGCTTGTGGGGAATGTGAAGCCTAGGCTTCATAGCCCATGGCTTAAGGGCGAAACTAAAGGCACATTGGTTGCAGAGCTTGCAGAACGCATAGGGCAGCCATTATTGGAATGGCAGAAAGTGATTTTGAACGATATGTGTACTGTCGATAAGGATTCGCTCTACATTCGTAAGACGAGCCTTTTGCTTATTGCTCGACAGTCCGGAAAGTCACATCTTGCTCGAATGAGGTGTCTTGCAGGTTTATTTATGTTCGGTGAAAAAGACATCTTGATCATGTCTTCTAATAGAGCTATGGCTATGAAGTCTTTCAACATCATGGCAGACATCATCGAGCGCAATGACTGGATGAGAGCTCAACTGAAAGAAGGCGACCCTAAGAAGGGCATCCGACGCACTAATGGCGATGAGAGGATCATCCTTGCCAATGGAGCCCAGCTTGAAGTAGCTGCGGCAACCTCTGACGGCGCAAGAGGTAGAACGGCAGATTTCCTCTGGATTGATGAATTACGCGAGGTCTCAGAAGCCGCCATGGACGCTGCGAAAAGCGTAACGCTTGCACGCATGAACAGCCAGCGTCTATTTACTAGCAACGCCGGTGATGCCTATAGCACAGTCTTGAATTCCCTACACGAATCTTGCAAAAATTATCCACCTAAGAGTCTTGGTTATTATGAATATTCTGCACCGGACTTCTGCGATATTTGGGATCGCAAGGCTTGGGCAATGGCAAATCCATCGCTGGGTCACTTAATTACCGAAGCTGCAATTGAGGAAACGATTGCTTCATCAACTCCGGACGCTGCTCGCACCGAAACTTTGTGCCAATGGATCAGCGCATTAAATTGCCCATTCAGCACAGAAATCCTTGAAAACAGTTCAGATTCAGAGCTTGAAATGACTGTTGGGGCTTATACTGTATTTGGATTCGATGTCAGTCCGTCAAGAAGAAACGGATCACTCGTTGCGGGACAACTTCTTCCAGATGGACGGATTGGCATCGGAATCTTGGAGACTTATAGCTCTCAGGTCGCCATTGATGAGTTAAAGATGGCTGCATCTATAAAAGCATGGTGCGATATTTACAAACCGCGTCTGGTTTGCTTTGATCGTTACGCCACTCAAACAATTGCGGATCGATTGGCTCAAAGTGGCGTTATCGTGGAAGATGTATCAGGTCAGCAGTTTTATAAAGCTTGCGGGGACTTGCTCGAAGGATTGACCAATCTTAGGGTTGTTCACAATGGGCAGAAGTCGCTCATAGAACAATTCCAGAACACAGCGGCTAAAACTAATGACTCAGCTTGGAGAATCATCAAGCGCAAATCTTCGGGCGACATAAGCGCGCCTATCGGACTTGCAATGTGCGTAAGCAAGTTAATGATTCCTCAACCTAAGCCAGCGATTTATAGTTAGACACGCCCATAGCACATTGTCTAATCTCTTGACAAATGCTACAATTTCTGTCTATGGGTATCTTCTCGCGTAAGCCGCAAATCGTTGAAGCGCAAAACGCGCCGCAAGTAATGTCTGATTCTCACTTGTCATTTGGTAATTATTATCCAGTCTTGGTTACTCGTACCCAAGCTCTCCAAGTCCCAGCGATCAAAAGATGCAGAGACCTAATTGCGGGAACCATCGCATCGATCCCACTGGAATATTATAAGAAGTCCACCGGTGAAGTTATATCACCACCGCGTTGGGTTGAGCAACCATCACGATCACAGCCACGATTTGAAACTCTCTATTTCACAATTGATTCGTTACTTATGTTCGGCGTAAGTTACTGGCAGATCACAGAGACCTATCTTGAAGACAACAGAATGGCAAACGCGCAATGGGTTGCTAATAGCCGCGTGACATTCAATACAGATTCAGTAAATAACTTTGTCACTCAATACTATTTAGATGGTAAGCCTTTGCCAATGTCAGGTCTTGGATCTCTCATTACTTTCCAAAAAGATGAAGGTATCTTAGCTGTTGGCGGTACGACTATCAAAGCTGCACTTGATGCACAACACGCAGCAAGCGTTGCATTACAAACTCCATCCGCTACTGGTTTTCTAAAAAATACCGGTGCTGATCTTCCACCAAGCGAAGTCTCTGGTTTATTAGCAGCTTGGAAGCGCGCTCGCAGTAATAACGGAGTCGCATACTTAACTTCTACGATTGATTATCAAACAATTGGTTTTAGTCCTAAGGACATGGGCTACAACGATGCGATTCAAAATCTCGCGACGGAATGCGCCAGACTTTGTTCGGTTGATCCTTATTATGTATCAGCTTCACAGAACACAACAATGACTTATGCAAATGTTCAAGATGAGCGCAAGCAAATGGTTGCATTCACATTGCAGCCTTATGTTTCTGCGATTGAATCTCGACTCAGCATGGATGATGTTTCCACTGCAGGACATTATGTAAAATTCTCGTTAGACGACTCATTCTTGCGAACAGAACCAATGGAAAGACTTCTTGTACTTGAGAAGATGCTTGCACTTGGTTTAATTACAACTGAACAGGCAATGGAAATGGAAGACCTTTCACCTAACGGAAATGGCAGCTAATGGAAACTTTATACTTAGAAGCATCATCAATCGAATGCTCTGAAGAACGCCGCGAAATATCAGGAAAGATCGTACCTCTAGGTACAGGCGAAATCGGACACACTAATCTTGGTGCTTACACTTTTGCAGCTAACTCAATTGAGATTGCAGATCCTTCAAAGATTAAGTTGCTTTCACAGCATGATCTTAAAAAGCCAATCGGACGCATGACTGCTGCAGAAACTCGCGCAGATGGTATCTATGCAACATTTAAATTAAGCCGCTCATCCGGCGGTAACGACGCTTTGATTATGGCTCAAGAAGGCTTGGTTACAGGCTTGAGCATCGGAGCGGAAATCCTTGCATCAAAGCCATCAAAAGATGGACACACAGTTGTCTCATCTGCTCGTCTAAAAGAAGTTTCTCTTGTAACTGTTCCCGCATTTGCGTCGAGCGAAATACTTGAGATCGCAGCAGAGGAAGTCATCCCTGCTGAAGAAAACCCACAAACAGAAAGCGAGACAGTCGTGGAAGACACAACAGTCGAAGCAACACCGGTAGAAGCTGCGGCTGTGGAAGCTGCTCGCCCTACAGTCACCGCAAGTTACTACACAACTCCACGCCTTAACCTAAATATCACTGCAGGTGAATATGCTAAGGCACAACTAAACGCATCACGCGGAGACGCAGATGCACGCGAATTGATGGCAGCCCTACAGGTTGCAACAGTTGCAGAGAACACAGGAATGGTTCCACCTACATACCTTCGCGATGTAATTGGCATCATTGATTCATCACGCCCATTTATTGATTCAATCGAGCGTGCTGCACTTCCGACTTCTGGAATGAAGATTTTTACTCCAAAATTAGGAACCCAAGCTTCTGTAGATTTGACAGCAGAAGGTGCAGAGTTTGCATCATCTGACACAACAGTAACCTTCCAAGAAGATAATGTGGTTAAGTTCGCGGGCGCCGGAAAACTAGACCTTGAGCTCGTTGATCGCTCTGACCCAAGCTTCCTTGATTTGTATCTACGCGAGTTGGCTGCATCATACGCACAGAAGACAGATCAGTATGCAGCAAAGATTGCAGCAGACGGATCTTCAGATTCATCTTCTACAACAATTTACAAGGCAATTGCTAAGTCAATCGCTGATTCATACGGCGTAATGCGTCAAACACCTACAAACCTTTTGGTTGCTACATCTGGCGGAAACGACAATGTAGATTTTGCTGGTCTTCTAGGTGAGGTTGATTCAACAGGTCGCCCACTATACGCAGCGGCAGCACCTCAGAATGCTAACGGCTTGGTTACACAGGGTTCAACAAACGGCACAATTGCCGGTTTGAATCTTGTGGTTGATCCAAACTACACAGGCGGCACAGCAGGTGTAAAGGTTGGACTTGTATATCCAACTATGGCAATGCGATTCCATGAGAGTGGCACGCTACAGATCCGCAGCAATGTTGTCGCAAACGGACAGCTTGAAATCGGCATCTATGGATATGTTGCAGTAGTAAATCGCTACCCAGCAGCATTCCGCGCAGTACAAGTTGCTTAATTAGCAACACTTTAAGTCGCTCTGGGGAGTAGTAGCCCTCTACTCCCCAGAGTCTTTAGAAAGGAAACGCGATGGCACTTACGACAGTTGCAAGTCTAAGAAGCACTCTTGGAGTTGGCACATTGTATCCAGACGCGACCCTTCAATCCGTATGCGATGCCGCAGACGATGTGCTTATTCCTATGTTATGGGCTAACACAACTTTTACAACAGGACATAGCAACACAGCTACAACTGGCACTCTTTATTTTGATGAGAACATTGCCAATACCTTTTATGTAGGTCAGACAGTTAATATCACTGGCAGTGGATCTAAATTCAATGGCAATAAGACAATAACAATTGTCAATCTTAATTCAATCACTTTTGCAATTACAGGCAACAATAATACACCTGCTCCATATCATCCTCTTAACCCATTTGGCACTGTAACTGCTGACACTTACACAGACTGGACTTCAGACGATGCTGTAATTAACGCTGCCCTTATGGTCAGTGTAGAAATCTGGCAAGCTAGAACCGCTACCCTTTCAGGTTCTAATGCAGTCGATTTCCAGCCATCCCCCTATCGGATGTCCGCACAATTGCTGGCAAAGATCAGGGGTATGATTGCCCATGCGCTAGATCCACGCTCGATGGTTGGTTGATATGACTGTCCCAATCACGACTCTTAGAACTACTCTAGCTACAGCTTTAGTTGATAATTCAAAATACCAAGTTTTTGCTTTTCCACCAAGCACTGTCCTCGCGAACAGCGTTATTGTCAGTCCGGCAGATGAGTACATTACTCCCAACAATAATCAACACATTACAATTAGCCCAAGGGCAAACTTCAAGCTGATTATTACGACGATGTTGTACGACAACGAGGGCAACCTTAATGGCATAGAAGATTTTGTCTGCCGCGTGTTTAAAAAGCTTGCATCATCTTCTTTGACCTATAATGTGAGCGCAGTAAGTGCGCCTAGTATTCTCAATGCTGCCAGCGGCGAACTGCTCAGTTGCGAGATGTCCGTATCAATCCTTACAAGTTGGGAATAACTATGTCAGAGCTAACACCAGAGGATCTAGCCTTCTTGAAGAAGATTGGTCAGATTACAGATGCACCAGCAACACCTAAGCCAGTATCAACCAAGAAAGATGAGGAATAATCCATGGCAATTTTCTTAAACAATAAGGTTGGATTTAAGATTGCTACAGTCAATCTTTCTGACCATGTAACTGCTTTTACATTGAACCGCACAGTGGACGCCATTGAGGTAAGTGCCATGGGTGATACAGCTCACAAATTTGTGGCTGGACTCGCAGCGGATACCATTACTGTGAGCTTCCTGAATGACACAGCAACAGGCTCAGTCCTACAGACTCTACAGTCAGCATTCGGATCAACAGTTGCTTTCCAAGCAATTCAAGATTCATCTGCAGCAGTATCAGCAACCAATGTTTTGTACAGTGGTACGATTTTTGTTGATAACCTAACCGACATCAACGGAGCTGTAGGCGATGAAGGAATGATTGACATCACCTTTACTTGCAACAGCAAGACTGCATACGCAACTACAGGTACTTGGTCATAATCTAACAAACTAACAAAGGGGCAAAACCATGGCAAAACTAAAGATCACTCGTACAGATGGCAGCACGCTTGAAGGCGAAATCACACCGGCAGTTGAATATTCATTCGAATTGCATCACAAGGTAGGATTTCACAAAGCCTTTCGGGAACGAGAGGAGCAATCGATGGTCTTCTGGTTGGCTTGGGAAGTTACACGCAGGTCAGGTGAAACTGTTAAGCCTTTTGGGATTGAATTTATCGAGACACTAAAAGCTGTCGAGGTACTTGATTCAGACCCTTTAGCTTAAAGCGCGATCTTCCATTCACCTATCTAATTGCTAGGCTAAGCATTAGATTGGGAATCGCGCCACAGCAATTGATTGAACTAGACAAGACAATGCTAGATGCCCTAGTAAAAGGTCTCAAGGATGAAGCGAAAGAGGTGAGCGATGCCAGTAGAAGTAGTAGGCGCGCTCGCCCTTAAAAAAGCCCTTAACAAGTATGCTCCGGATCTTGCAAAAGAATTGAGCAAAGAGCTTGGAGCTATTCTTAAGCCTGTTGTCAATGAAGCTCGATCCTATGTTCCTGTTCGCTCACCAATGAGCGGATGGAGTGAAGTCAATCGCCCAACAGGTAAGTTTCCTAAATACAGCGCTCTGGAAATTCGCAAGGGCATTGTGTACAAGACAACACCTTCCAAGCCTAATCGTGCTGGCTTTACTAACAGCATTCGCATTCAGAATAAGACTATGCAGGGTGCTATCTATGAAACCGCCGGACGCAAGAATGGTCAGGGACAAGATTGGGTAGGCGCTAAGGCAGGTGGAACATCTAAAGGTGTATCCAGATCAGTAAATCCTTATGCTGGAAATCAATTCATTTCTAATCTTGGTCAGCTTTATGGCACTAACCGCAAGGGCGATCATCGCATGATGGGTCGCTTAATCTTTAGAGCTTGGGCTAATACTCAGGGCAAGGCTAATGCTTCTGTGTTCAAGGCTATCGAAAACACAACCAATAAGTTTAATCGCCGCACAGCGATGGTAGATGTTAGGAGAGCAGCTTGAGTAATGTAGCCATTAACATTGCAGCCGAATTTACTGGAAAGAATGCTTTTAAAAAGGCAGAGACTTCTGTAGATAGACTCAATAAAAGCACCAAGCAACTCAGCAAGACTTTTGCTCGCACTTTCGGCACTGCTGCTGTTTTGGCTTTTGGTAAATCTTCTGTCAAGGCTTTCGCAGAGGATGACAAAGCCGCCACATCTTTAGGTCAAACACTCAAGAATCTTAATCTTGCATACGGATCAAACATTGGCACAGTCAATGGTTACATTTCGCGACTTGAGGCACAAACAGGTGTCCTCGACGACGAGCTTCGTCCAGCCATGGACAGGTTGCTTCGCGCAACTGGCTCAGTCGGTAAGTCTCAAGAATTACTTAACCTTGCACTAGATGTTGCCGCCGGCACAGGCAAGAGCGTGACCCAAGTCTCACAAAGTTTGCAGAAGGCATATCTAGGGCAGACTCAAGCACTTGGTCGCTTAGGCGTTGGACTATCCAAGGCAGAACTTACATCTTCATCATTTGAACAGATTCAGCAACGCTTAACAGAATTGTTTGCTGGTCAAGCTGCTGCCGCTGCTGACACATTTGCAGGTCAATTAGACAAGCTTACTATTGCTGCTAACAATGCTAAAGAGACCATCGGTAAAGGTCTCTACGATGCCATTACAGCCCTTTCAGGCGGTGGCACAACTGCTGCCACAGATAACATTGACAAACTTGCTACAGGCATTGCAGACAGTCTAAAGAATGCTGGAGAATTAATCGACAAGCTTGACAAATTAAAGCCTGTCCTCATTGCTGTTGGCTTGGTTGCTGCAGCAGCATTCTTACCTTTGACCACAGCAATCGCCGGTGCAATCTGGTTGATGGGCGATCTCAATAAAAGATTAGATGAGCAGTCTTTCCGCAAGGGTGTAATCCCTAAGGGCATGGGCAATATCTCTATGACTGTCTCTGGTCAAGTAGATAATCGAGTTTTGACCAATCAAACCAAGGTTACAAAGCTCACGAAAGAGCAAGCAGCAGCACAGGCTAAAATTCTTAAAGATAAAAGATTAACAGCAGCAATTGACAAGGCTAACCTTGCACTCGGCAAGGGTGAGAATGTCTTTGACATTGAAAAGATTCAATTCAATGCTGCTCTTATCAATCAAGCGGAACTTTTGGGTAAGGCAACTAATGCGACACAGGTATTGCAAATCGCTAATGACACTGCTCGCCTAAATGTTAAGCGTTCAATGCTTGCTCTGGAAGAAGCCATTGCTTCTAAGGATGAGGCAGCAATCATTGCGGCAACCAAGAAACTTAATGCAGACCTTGGTGTGCTGAATGCGCTGACTGGTCAGAATACTCAGATGAAGGCTATCGAGTCTATTCTAAATGGATTGAAGCCTAAAGAGCTCATTGATCAAGAGAATTTGAATGAAGCTTTGCGTAAAATTAAAGAAATGCTCACTTTACTAGGCGGCATCAATGGTGTTGGCAAATTTACTCAAACACCTAGCGGAATAACTCCAACCACTCCACCTAGAAGTGTCGCTGCAATCAATAAGGCTACAGAAGAACTAGGTGGCGTTATCTCTGTAATAGGTGAGAATGGCAAGGAATTTACCAAGCTTGTAGATGGCTTACCTCCAGTCTTTCAGACTGTTGAAGATTCTGCTGCATTCAATGCCCTTGTCAATTCATTTGCCGGCGGCGCAATTGGTTCATTTGATGCTGGGTCTTTCCGCACAGCAGAAGGTGGATCATTGTTTAGCTCAGGCGCGGTAGGTTCACGCGACATTAACATCACAGTGAACACAGGCATTGGAGACCCTAACGCCATTGCAGAAACCATTGATGAGTATCTACAGGGCGCAATTGATCGTGGAACTCTAAGGGTTCGCTAATGACATGGCTTCCAGAATGGCGTGTCACAGTTGGGGATGATGTCTATACGACTGTCACCTCTGTTTCGTATGCCACTGGTCGTTTAGACATTGATCGTCAATGCACTGCCGGATATTGTCGAGTGGACATTATTAACACAGATAACAGCCCTTTTACGATCAATGTCACAGAGCCAATCACTTTAGAGCTTAAGAATTCATCTGGCACTTATGTCACAGTATTTGGTGGTGAAGTGTCAGACTTCAGCATTGGAGTTAGAGCTCCGGAGGAATCTGGCTACATTACAACAGGCACGATCCTAGGCGTTGGCTCATTGGCTAAGCTTACAAAGGCTATCTATAACACAGCTTTAGCCGAAGGCTTGGATGGCGCACAGATTAGCGCAATCTTAGGTGCAGCCCTTAACCTAACTTGGGCAGAGGTTACTCCAACAGACACATGGGCTACTTATCCAGCAGATGTCACATGGGCAGAAGCGGAGTCTTATGTAGGCACAATCGACTCAGGCTTTTATACAATGATTAGCCAATCAGCATCGGCTACGGCTAAGAGCCAGACCCTAGTGGATCAGATCGCTACAAGTGCATTGGGTCAGATTTACGAGTCATCTTCGACAGGCTTAGTCAATTATGACGATGCAGATCATCGCTCTACATATTTGGCAGCTAATGGCTTTACTAATTTGGATGGCTCTTACGCTACACCTAGATCGATTACTTCCCAGACTCAGATCGCTCGCATCCGCAATAGCCTTATCTATAAGTATGGCGCTGGATACGCATCCACCTATAGCACCTCAGATGCAGACTCAATTGCTTCTTATGGGTTATATGAACGCTCTTTTGACTCCAATATTAAGAGCTTGACAGACATTACAGACATTGGCACTAGAGAGCTTAAATTGCGAGCAAATCCTCGCGGATCACTGGGAGCGATTACTTTCCGTCTGGACAATCCGGATATGCCATCCGCCATGCTTAATAGTCTTATTGGTGTTTTTTTTGGTCAGCCGGTTCTAATAACTAATCTACCAAGCAACTTACTTGATGGGCAGTTTGATGGTTTCGTAGAAAACATTGCTCTTAATGCAACCCCTAGCTTTACTGAAATCACTCTTTATGTTTCAGCAACAGACTTCTCACTCAGTACGACACAATGGGAAACAGTATTACCTGCCACCTTAGCGTGGACAGGTGTAAATGGTACACTTACTTGGACTAACGCGACAGGAGCACTAACCTAATGGCAACCTCACCGATATATGGCTGGCCAGAACCGGATAATTCTAGCCTTGTAAAAAATGGCGCAGCAGACATTCGCGCATTAGGCAACGCCATCGATACAACAATGGCAACAATGACACCTAAGTCTCTTGTAGATGCTAAAGGTGACTTGATCGCAGCTAGTGCCAATGACACACCTGCACGCCTAGCAGTAGGCAACAACGGCGAAACTCTTGTAGCCGATAGTTCCACATCAACAGGCTTGCGCTATCAAGGTTCACAGGCTGCTGGTAAGAACGCAATCATAAATGGCGGTATGGACATTTGGCAGCGTGGTACATCTTTTGTAGGCACTACTACCGCGTATGGTGCAGACCGCTGGATGGTCAATCGCAATACAACAGGTTCAACCTTTAGCCGTCAGGCATCTGGTTTAACTGGTTTTACTTACTCAATCCGCGCACAACGCGATTCAGGTACAACCGCAACTAATGGAATCAATCTTGCGCAAAACATTGAAACTGCTAATAGCACAATCTTTGCTGGTCAGACTGTAACTCTTTCATTTTGGGCTAAAGCGGGTGCAAACTTTTCAGCAGCGTCAAGTCAAATTGCGCCACAACTTTATTCAGGTACAGGAACAGACCAAAACATTTTTACTGGCTTTACAGGACAAGCAACTGTTATCAGTAGCACCGCAACACTTACAACATCTTGGCAACGATTTAGTTACACCGCTGCTGTTGGTTCAACTGCAACGCAGTTAGCAATTATCATTGGTTCAACGCCTGTTGGTACTGCTGGTGCTAATGACTGGTTTGAGGTTACTGGCGTTCAGTTAGAATTGGGGAGTGTTGCAACATCTTTCACTCGCGCAGGTGGAACAATCCAAGGGGAATTAGCCGCCTGTCAGCGTTATTACTACCGCTTTATCGCTGATAACCTTTATACCAATTTTGGATTAGGGTTTGCGAATAGCACTACTAATGCAACAATGAGCATCACCGCGCCAGTTCAGATGAGAACACTTCCAACATCGGTTGATTATTCGACTTTAAGATTTACGGATTATGGTTCAACTTATTCAATTTCCAGCGTGGTAATCGACAATTCAGGAAATGGTCGTAACACTCAAGTAATAAGCGGAACCTCTACAAGTTTGACAACAAACAGAGGCTACGCAATTACAGCCAACAATTCAACCTCAGCCTATTTGGGCTTTAGTGCGGAGTTATAAAAATGGATAATGTCACTTTCATAACAGACCAAGACGGCAACGAACACGCCATTATTGACCGAGGCAACGGGGAATTTACCTCAATGCCTAAGTCAATTTATGACGCACAAGTGGAACATTTGACGGAGATTCCTACTCCAGATGAAGCCTAAACTCTCACAAGCTGCAATCCAGTTAAGGGAGCAAATCGATGACTCGTTCCCAGATAGGTCTCGCCTATCAGACGGATGGATCGCGGATGCAAGGCACATGCGTGCTGGTAAGTCTGATCATTGTCCAGATGTTGAAGGCTGGGTACGCGCCATCGATGTATCGCGTGGGTTATTTCAAGGATCAGAGCCAGACATCATGGGCGATCTTGTTGATCAACTTCGAGCAGCTTGTAAAGCCAAGCGAGAGAACCGCATTTCTTACATCATTTTCGATGGGTTCATCTACTCATCAAAATTTAGATTTATCAAAAGAAAGTACACAGGGGCTAACAAACACACGAAGCACGCTCATTTCAGCTTTAAGAAAACGGCTGATAATGATGGGTCTTTTTATCAAATATCTATGTTAGGCGGAGAATAATGAAGAATATGAAGAATCCTGTTGTGCTTGCCGGTGGAGCATTCCTTGCTGCATGGGCTTCTAGCAACTTTGATCTTGATTACCGCGCAGTCCTATGGGCTGTCCTGTCCGGTGTATTTGGTTACGCCACGCCTAAAAAGTAATGAGCGCGCAAGACATCGCAGCAATCGTTGCAGCGGTGACTACAGTAATTGGATCATTTGCCATGGCAGTGCGCTGGCTAGTAAAGCATTACCTTGCAGAGTTAAAGCCTAACGGCGGCAGCTCTATGAATGATCGACTTAATCGACTTGAAGCGCGTGTCGATACCATCCTAGACCTATTGCAGAAGTAACAATTATCCTATGGCAAGAAAACCGACTAAGGCATTAGAGGAACAGGGATACTCAAAGCTTGATGCTTATTGCATTGGCTTGCATGAGTATTGGAAATCATTACGCAAAGCTGGTTTTAGTGAAGGCATTGCTTTATTCATGATTACAGATGTGCCATCTTACCCGCGTTGGATTTTGCCAGATCCAGTTGAGCCGGAGAAGCTCAGCGATTACGAAGATGAGGATGATGACTAAATCTCGATATTTAGTAATTTCAGACCTGCAGATTCCGTTTCACCATGAGCAAGCGGTGAAGAATCTGATCAAGCTAGTAAAGCGCGAAAAATTTGACTTGGTGCTCAATACCGGCGATGAGCTGGATATGCAAAGTCAATCAAAATGGGCAAAGGGTACACACCTAGAGTACGAGGGGCAATTAGATGCCGATAGAAGTCTGGCTCAAAACATTCTCTGGGACTTGGGAACCACCGACATTACTCGATCCAACCACACAGATCGTCTATACCACACTCTCGTTAGAGGAGCTCCTAGCCTCATCGGACTTCCAGAACTCGAATACTCCCGCTTTATGGGTTTCAATGACATGGGGATCCGTTTTCATAAGAAGCCATTCGAATTTCACAAAGGCTGGGTCTTAGTCCATGGCGATGAAGGGTCTATGAACTCTAACGCCGGACTTACAGCTTTAGGTTTAGCCAAGAAGTTTGGCAAGTCAGTCGTTTGCGGACACACGCACAGAGCGGGTATTAGTGCCTATACAGAAGGCTTAGGAAGCCAATACAGGACTTTATGGGGCTTAGAGGCAGGAAATGTCATGGACAAGAAGAAAGCCTCTTATTTGAAGGCTGGAAGCGCTAATTGGCAGATGAGCGTGGCAGTCATTGAGACCCATGGAAACCATGTTTCGCCCATGCTAGTACCTATAAATAAGGATGGATCTTTTACCCTTTACGGCAAGCTGTACGCCTAAATCGTTATCAATTCGTTATCTAAATATACTTGATTCGACTGACAGGTGTGTAACACTAATCCTGTACCGAACGAGGGCTTCGATACAGATGGAGTAATCATGAAGATCACAGCTAATGACTTTGATTTATTGACAGACACAGCAATGGGTTGGAAGGGCAATGACTGGGAATCACAGGCAGATCGCTTTACTAAAAGCGTGAGCTTTGATTGGGTAGCAGTTTATTGGTTCGACTCAATAACAAATATGATCCTAGCTCGTACATTCTTAGAGCAAAATGGACACGATTACCAAGAATCTTATGATGAGAATATGGAGTCTTTTGTCCTACTCACCAATTACGATTCATACAACATGGCGGTGACAGCATGAGCAATACAGACAAGTTGCTGATCATCGCCATTATCGGAATGCTCATCGGGTTCATTCTAGTGTTATTAGATGTACAACGCGTGGCATATCAAAAGGGACTAAGGGAAGGCTGGCATCGTGGACGCAGCACTAGCAGACAGGAATTCTGGGAAGAATGAAAGCCAATGAAATCTTACTCACAGCAACCGACACGATCAGTGAGCGTGGCTTATCATATGGTCATCCTTCGGATAACTTGCAACACACAGCAATGCTCATCTCAGCATATTTACAAACACCAATACATGACTATCAAGTCGCAGGGATCATGGTGCTCGTTAAACTTGCTAGGACTAATCAGTCAGCCCAACACATCGACAACTGGGTCGATCTCTGCAGTTATGGCGCACTCGCAGGACAACTAGCAACCGAGGAGAATGATCTTTATGTTTAAGCGCAAATGCCATAAAACAGGTCAAGCAATCATTAGGTCTGGCTCTTTGCTCATCCTTTGTGAATGTATAACAGACTCAGACATTCAAACAGTATTAGATTGGAATGAAATAGATGTTTAATTTAGCCGATTACGAGCCAGTCGAGGTGAGACTTGAAAAGTTTATTAAGGATTATCCAGCGTTCCGTATTGCAACTGAGCTGGAAGTTGTCGAGGCTTCTCGATACATTGTTAAGGCGTATTTATTTAAGAATGCTGAAGATGGCGTTGCATGGGCAACAGGGTACGCTGAGGAAACAGTTACTAGCCGAGGCGTTAATCAGACTTCAGCATTGGAGAATTGTGAGACTTCGGCAATCGGCAGAGCACTTGCAAATGCAGGTTATGCGCCTAAAGGAAAGAGACCAAGCCGAGAGGAAATGACTAAGGTCGTAGCTTCTAAGCCAGTCAAGCCAGCGGTACAAGATGTTGTACCAGATGATCAGGATTACTGGACTACGCCTGTGGGTCAGTATAACAAGGTAGTGGATGCGCCGGTGACGCTAGAGAAGGCACTTGACTTAGTGCAGGACATTATGGGAACACCACAAGCTGCTGAAGTGCCATCATGTAAGCATGGATCAATGAGATGGCGTGAAGGTGAGAAGAATGGACGCGCATGGGGTGGCTATCAATGCGCTCACATGAACGCAGGTGGAGTCAAGTCTGATTGTCCGCCTGTCTGGTATCGCTTAGGTAGCGATGGACTCTGGAAACCACAGGAAGTGAGGGCATAACATGGGCTTTGTTGAATATTTTGATGAAACAACTGGAGTGTGGACAAACATCGAGGATGTGCCATTGTTTGACACCATCAATTGTCAGCTGTGTAATGAGCCTACTGAGGCACATGACATTGTGGCAGAGATTAAGTTTAAAGACGATCAGCCAATTGTCGGTGCATGGCAATGCAGAAAGTGTAAGGCAGTCAATGGATGATCAAGAAAAGCTTTTAGTATTCCTAGTCTTATTGCTGTTCATTGGTGGCGTTGCCATGGGATACATGGCGCATGGCTAGTCAGCACCGCAAATACAGAGGTTTCGCGACCGAGCGACTCGTAGCAGATTACCTATCATCTGTTTGGGAATTCGCATCCGTTGGTCGTGGAAAGGGCAAAGATATTCAGGGCGTACCTTTTGACTGTGAAGTCAAAGCTCGCGCTGGATTCCAGCCCAAGGCAGTTCTCGCGCAGATAAAAGCACGCACAGCCAAATCGGGGGAATTAGGCTTTGCTGTACTGCGTCTTAACGGACAAGGAAGCGATGTGCGTGAATATGCCGCCATCATCCGTTTAGAGGACTTGCTGCCATTATTGCAATTGAAGTATGGTCATCTATCCATCGAACCCACAGAAGCAGACATTGACCGCTGCACCGGCTGTGGGTCTTACATGATAAAGAGGTGCTTAACTTGCCAACCTACGACTACAAATGCACACGATGCAATCTTGGTCAAGAAATCTATCATGGATGGCACGATAGACCAATGATCCCATGCACCTATTGCAATGAGCCGATGGTTAAGGTTATAGCTGCTGCACCTGCACACTTTAAGGGTAAAGGGTTCTATTCAACTGATAAGTAGTTATACACAGAAGTTATCCACAGGGGGTAATAATGAAAGCGACACGCAGTCTGACCAGCACTTTTAATAATGTACTTCCATCTAATGATACGCTAACGGCGCAGAGCCCCTTAAGGGCTCACCGCAAGCCCCTTAGGGGCGTTGCTTGCGGGGTGCTAGTAGCTATTGGGATAGCTCTATGCATAATGCCCGATGCAGGTAGCTCTAACATGAGCGATATAAAGATGACACCTAAACAATATGCTTATCATTCATTGAATAACTTAAAAGAATATAAATGTTTAGCATCATTGTATGGTAAGGAAAGTGCTTGGAATCACAATGCTTACAATGCTAGTAGTGGTGCAGTAGGCATACCTCAAGGTAAAAGTGTATGGCTATTAACAGCTACACCAATACAGCAAACAGAGTGGGGATTGCGATACATTAAGCATAGGTACTCAACACCTTGTAAAGCTTATGATCATTGGAAGGCTAAAGGATGGCATTAGACAAGCTCAATAGCAGACGCTATAGAGAGCAGCGTGAACGCGTGTTCAATCGTGACGGACGCGTATGCCAGATTTGCAACACAGATGAGGGTGAGATGCACATCGATCACATCATTAGTCGCAAGTCCGGTGGTGGACATGACCTCGACAACCTTCGGGTTCTCTGTAAAAATTGCAACCTCCGGAAAGGCGCTCTCAATGAGGGCGTTTTTTTAGCACGACTGGCTAC